GTCGCGCTGAGCGCGGCAAGGACAGGCCGCGCAGGGATTCGAACTCGCGAGGCTTTGCGGAGCTGGCGAGCGTGCCAGGACCGGCTGGCGGAAGCGGTGTCCGTAGCACCGTCAGTACTGGCGCGGTTCTCCGGGCGGTTTTTTCTTGGTCCCACCATCGGACCCTGCTTCCGCTCGGGCGTCACCGCGGCCCGGCCATGCCGATGCGACCGATGATGCGCCGGCCGCGCGGCGGTGGCGTGACCGCCGGCCGGGGCAGCGGCAGCTTCGGCACTTCGGCCACAGGTGGCGGCGAGGGGGTCGACGGTGCCGCGGTGGCCGCGAACAGGTCGCCGGTCGCCGGCTGAACCACCGACTCGACGCGAGCCCACATCGCGTCGGTGTAGGTGTGCAGGCCGAGCATGTGGGCGGCGAAGATGCTGTACACGGTGCAGTCGAGCACTTCGTTCCGCACGCCCGAGGGCTTGACCCAGCGGCTCTCGGTGCCGCGTGAGGTGCGCACCGGCACCCGCTTCTCGGCGGTCAACTGGCGGTAGAACTCCGGCGGCAGCTCCTGGCTGAAGTGCAGGTAGCCCGGCCCCGGCTGTGCGACCTGCAGCCGGCCGTGCAGCAGGTCCTTCGCCGTGTCGGTGCCGACGAACCACAGCTTCACGCTGCGCCGCAGGACCTCCCCCCGCCAGTTCGTATCGACCATCGTGTGTCGACCCTTCACCGGCTTGCCGGTCTGGTTCTCGCCCTTGACCGCGTAGACCTTGCGCCGGGTGCGGGCGTAGCCGTAGACCATGTGCGTGTGGTGCCCGCCGCTGTCGATGGCGCCCGCGTCAATCTTCATCACGTGACCGCTCGCATGCTGAAAGGGTGTTGCGAGGTAGCTGTCGAGCTTCGTCCAGTCGCGTTCGTCGGACGGGTTCGCGTGAATCACGCTGTAGTCCACGGCCCAGGCCTCCTCGCCTCGGCCGAAGGCCCAGGTGACGACCTCGAAGCGGTCGGCCTGCGTGTCGATGCCGGCGACGAGCACCAGGCCGCCGAAGGGCACGGTGAAGCGGCGGTACGGCTCGGCACGGCGGGCCAGCGCATGTTCGTCGGCCTGCTCGAATCGGTCCTCCCAGGTCTGCCCCAACGACTCGTTGACGAAGCCCATCAACGGCCCCACGTCGCCCGCCTTCGCCCGCGCTGTGGCTTCCAGGAACTCGCGGGCGATGTCGCCCCAGGTGCGCTGCGGTGAGTAGGCCGACCACAGGTGGAAGGCGACGTGCCGGGGAGGGCGGCGCGGGCTGCCTGCAGCGTCACGCCACTGGCCATCGGGGCCATAGCGGTAGTCGCCGCACTCGCTCACCCATGCGCCGGCGTCCCACAGGCGCAGGTAGTCCGCCTGGCGCAGCTCGCCGTGGCAGTGCGGGCACAGGTGCCGGACGCTGTCCGGGTTGCCGTCGTCCCACTTGAAGCCGTGGCCGACCTCCTTCCCGCCCCACAGAAGCGGATGCTCGACCTGGCAGTGAGGGCAGGCGATGTTGAACACCATCTTCGCGTCGGCCGCCTGTGCGCGCGCCTCGACGTGCGACAGGCCCTTGACCCGCGGCGTGCTGCCGGCGACGAGCTTCGGGAACGGTGCGCCTTCCAGTCGACCACGGGCGAGCGTGACCGGGTCGGCCGACTTCTCGACCTGCTGGTCGAAGCCGTCGAGCTCGTCGAGCATCGCCACGCCGATGGTGATGCGGCGGTAGGCTCGAGCGGCCTTGCCGCCGAGCGTGTGCAGCACGGCCCCGCCGAGGAACGTGCGCAGCTTGAGCGTGGACTCGGCCCCGGACAGGGCCACAGCGGCGACGGCGGGCACATCGCGCAGCATGGGCTCGACCTCGGACTTGACGAAGCTGTCGCGGTCATCATCCGTCGGTTGCCACAGTGCCGCCTTGCGGCGCCGGTGGGCGGCGGTGTAGCCGATGAGCGCGAGCAGCGCCTTCGTGTAGCCGATGCGCTTCGACTTCATCACCGTGACCTCGACGATGTCGTCGTTCGAGAAGGCATCCATCAACCCGACCTGAAACGGGTACGCCCGCCAGCGTCCCTGCTGGTGGCTGCTCTCGGCGCTCAGCTTGAAGTGCGCCGCGGCCCACTCGCTCAGCGACATCGGCGGCGTGGTCCTGAAGACCTCGAAGCCACAGGTCAGGGCGCGGGCGATGCCCTTCCGGGTCTCAGGCGCGAGCATCGGCTTCTCCTTCTTCGAGCGGCAGCTCGGGCTCGTCGTCTTCATCCCCCGCGGCCTGGTCGAGCACCAGCGATGCCATGCCGGCGGCCCATTCGTTGCGGGCTTCGGCGATGGTCTTCATCACCTCGTCGATGGCGGCCGGCGGCAGGTCAGGGCAGGCCGTGCGGATGCGGGCAGGCAGGTGCTCGAACCTCTCGACCACAGCCCCCGCGGAAGCCGCTAGAACGCGCTCCAGCAGCGCAATCTCGGCATGCTGACCCCTGAGCACCTGATTCTTCAATACGACGCCCTCACGCTGCGCTTTCGCCAGTGCGGCGCGTTCGTGCATCAGGTCGAGCTTCGAGTCGCCGCTGCCCAGGCGCAAGGCAGCCTGCTCGCGCAGCCGGTGGCAGTAGGCATAGAGCGCAGGCCCGACCACAAGGGGAGTCGGCAGCCGGCCCTTGCGGCGCCACTCGTTGACGGTCGTGTCGTCGATGCCGATGAGGGCGGCGAACTGGCCGTCGGTGACGGTCTGGTCAAGATGGAAGGTCTGAATCTTCATGTCCGGGTCTCATAGAGAAGGTCGTGAAACAGTCTGAAATCGGGCGCCGAATCAATCCGCATGGGTCACCCCTCAGGAGGGACCCGCCCGATACCCCGGGCACCGCTGCGGCAGTGCAGCCAGCGCCGGCCCGACGACGGCCGTTGCCAGCAGCGCCAGCCTGTGGTTGCCGCAGTGCCAGCGGCTGCGTTCGAAGTGCAGGCATCGGCCACAGGTGACGCGGTCGTCGTCGATTGCATCTCCGTCGGCACCCCCGGCTAACGTGGCTAACTGGCTAACGCTCTCGGCGACATCCGCTGCCTGGCCGAGTGCATCCGCAGCGTCGACCTCGGCTAACGTGGCTAACTGGCTAATGCCGTGTGCTGCAGCCTCCTCGCCACCGATTAGCCGGTTAGCCGGATTAGCCGGGGTAGCGGCCGTGCGTGCATTCGCCCGGCTGGTGACGGCGGCGAGGTCAAGCATCGGGCCGTACCTCCCACTCGTTGCCCTGCCGGCGGACGTAGCCCCGGCGGGCCAGCTCGTCGAGCAGCGCATTGATGCCGCCGGCCTTGCGGTCCCGAAGGGCGCGAGGGGAGCGTTGCAGGATGTCGGCGTGCTTGACCGGCCGCCCCGCGTCCTTCAGCCACACCAGCAGAGTCGACAGCAGGCGCAGGCGCCGGTCCTCGACCGATGCACCCATCAACCGCACGTGCTCGCCGAGGTAGAAGTTCGCGACCTTCACGCCACATGCCATGTCGGCGTGCATCACCTCACTGTGGCCCTCGACCACAGCGACGATGCCGGCGATGCGGGCCGCCTGCTCGGCCGCCTTGCTCGCCCAGGGGCGCACGCCCTCCAGCAGCCCGCCTGTGGCTTGCTGGCGCTCGGCCTCGTTGTAGAACTCGATCCACAGCGCCCGGGCTTCGGCGTCCAGGTGCAGCGGCGCCGGCACAAGCTGGTGCTCGGTGCCCGACTCCCCCTGCGGCAACGCTTTCCCGACCAGGTCGGCGATGCGCTCGTGGAACATCTGGATGCTTTCGCGCTCCAGCGCCGGCACCATGTTCTCGGGGAACAGGCGGGTTCCGGCCAGACTCTCGGGCTGTGCGATGAGGCACCGGGCCAACAGTCCCTGCCCGTCGGCGATGGCGTCGGACAGCAGCGGGCGCAGCACGACCGGCTGCAGCATCGCGTGCATGCAGACCCGCCGGCCGATGAGCACGCGAACCCCGTCGCCGGCCGTGATGCTGTCGAGCGTGGCACCGTCCCATGCCTTGCACAGGAACGCGACACCCGACGTGCGGCGGTCTTCCCGCATGCTGTGGCCGCCGAAGATTTCGGCACCCTCGTTGCTGAAGACGCCCACGTGTGGTTGATGCTGCAGCAGGCGCAGGATGCCCTCGACCGTCGCCTTCGACACGAACAGCGAGGTCTGAACCGGCTCATCGTCCGGCGGCGGGTCGCCGCGCTTGCGCTCGCCTACCGCCTTGTCATACGCAGCCTTCGCCCGGCGGTAGCGGGCGTGGTCGGCGTCGCGCCTGGCGCTGATGGGCTCGCAAGCGACGTTGTCGGTGTAGGTCTTGCGGTCGCCGCTCAAGGCCGAGGTGACGACGAACACCGACAGCGGTGCCTTCGCCCCGTGCGGCATCACGACGTTGTGGTGAGGCTGTGCAGCCAGCGATGCCGCGGCGAGCACGCTGCCGGCGGCGATGGCGTCGGGCGCCTGCACCGCGTCGGCGATGTCCTTCGCCGCCGCACCCATCGTCGGCCCCAGGCCGTCGAACGGGAACGCTGCAGGCTTCCGCTCGACGACTTCCGGCAGAGGGTCGAGGTCGGGCCAGTCTCCCCCCGCTGTGGCCTGCTTCCCGGCTGTACGCGCCCCGCTCGGCGGCGTGTAGTGCTCCCCGCCCTTGAGCAGCACCGCGGCGATGGTGCGCTGCCCGTAGGTCGTCGCGCCGCGCTTCTCGTCCCACTTCGGCCGCATCAACCCGCTGCGCCGGAACAGGCGGTCCAGCTGGTCGGGGTCCTGCGTCCAGAACGACAGGATGCCGATGAGCGCGGCGTCGGCGCTCGACGGGTCCGGGTCTGCGTCACCAGACCACAGGCGGGCGAATTTGGCGCCGTTCCTGGCCTCGCGAGCCTTGCGCACTACCTCGTCATCAGTCAGCCCGCCCGGCGAGCTTGTAGGCCCGTTTTCGGCCCTTGGCGGGGCCTTCTCGGGCTGTGGCTTCTGCATGAAGGTCTCGTGCAGCCAGTCGAGCGCAGCCTGGGCCTCGACGACGTCGCCGTCCCCCAGCTTGTGGCCCGTCGTGGTCAAGAACCGCGGGCTCGTGCCGTCATAGACCTCGAGCCGGTTCTGCGGGCCACCCTTGCCGCTGCGGCGGGCGACGCCACG